CTACTTGATTGTAGTGAGCAGATTGAGAAAATTCAGCAGTGTCTGGCATGTATAAGGTTATTGTGTCTTTAACAACACCGTATTTTGGTTTAATAGCCTTCAATGAATCTTGCATTGTATTTGTAATCGCATCTGGAGCATTATCAAACGCAGCAGTTAATTCATCTTTGACCACTTCTACAACTGTTTTTCCCTCAGCCATGTCTGCTTTTGCTTTGGCAATCACAACCTCACCAGCCTTTATACCTCCTTGAAATACATTCATTGCAAAAGTTCCAACAGTTCCAATTGGATCACCATTTGTTATTACTGGTATGGCAGCAAACACTACCGCATGTTGTTTTTGTTCCGAACCTACATCTCTTGGATATGAAAGTGAGTTGTATGCATAGTTTTTATCTCTGTACAAATTGGTTAAAGGTCCTGTTTCTTTGAGAAAATCTGTGGTAGGAGCCCAATACAGTCCATTCCGTGTAGGAAGTTTACCTGTTTTACCAGTTATAGTATCCAGCACATCCCGCTTGGTTTCTGTAATATTGGCTGCCATCTTTGTCCTTGTTTTTTAAAAACTGTATATATACTATTTATGGCATATTCTGGAACATTTAGACCCACAAATCCTCAAAAATATGTTGGGGACTACAAAAATATCATATATCGCTCAAGTTGGGAAGCGAGATTTATGCACAAATTTGATAAAGAAGATTGGGTAATTTCTTGGTCGAGCGAAGAAATTGTTGTGCCTTATGTGTCTCCAGTTGATGGGAAATGGCACCGATACTTTCCGGATTTTGTTATACGAGTTAAAAATAACAAAGGAGAACTATCAACTTGGATGATTGAGGTTAAACCAAAGAAACAAACTAAATCACCACAACAACAAAGACGAGTAACAAAACAATATATCACTGAGGTTACCACTTGGGGAGTAAATCAATCTAAATGGAAAGCTGCCACTGAATTTTGTTTGGATCGTGGTTGGGAATTCGTTATATTCACTGAGGATCAATTACCCAAAGTTTGAAACTTCAAAATTCTTTTTCTGTTCTTCGGTGTATTTGTATCCTGTTGTACCTATCGTTTTTCCACCCCATCCATTATTTTTAGAGATTATTTCATCTTCTTCAATTTTGATGTATGTATAAGACACATTAAAAAAATCACTAAGTAATTTATTCGTGTCATTAAACTGTTTTTGTGTTATTTTATATGTATTCATATGAGTATATATCTAAAAATTGCTTAAAATCTTCAACTAAATAAGTCATGGCTACAAAACCCTCATTACTCACCACACTTGCTGAACAAAAAACTGCTGCTGAATTGCAGACGATGAGCCGTGAGTCATTGAAGTGGCTTGTACAGAAAGTTGCAACACTCAGAAATCCATTAGCAATTTCTGTTCCAATGACCAAAGAAAAGGGTAGATTTATACCAAAAGGTGCTAGTCCACAACCAAATGTTACTAAAAAATTTAGAATTGGTAGTATGTATTTTTTTGCATATGATCCAAAAGGTAAAAATGAACTAGATTATTATGATAAGTTTCCTTTGGTATTACCACTTGAAGGTTATCCTGATGGTTTCCTAGGATTGAACCTGCATTATTTACCAATGAAGTATAGAATATATTTTATGCGTAAGTTGATGCCACGGGCAGTCCTGAACGATGATAATGAAATTATGCGTTTGCGTATCTCTTATGAGATGTTAGACGCCTCCAGAAGATATAAAGAGTTTAGGCCATGTGTCAAGAGATACTTGTATTCACATATAAGGTCTAAGATACTTGCCGTTGAACCAGAAGAATGGGATATTGCCATGTATTTGCCGGTTCAACAGTTCAAAAAGGCACCGGCATCTAAAGTCTGGAAAGAGTCTGTAGAAGAAATAAGGAATTCATAAATGGCCAGTTTACAACAATTCAAATCTAGTTTTACAAGCGACTTGGCCAGACCAAATCGTTTTGAAGTTATCATGAATTTACCAGGAATTCTTTTGGCTCCAGAAGACAAAGAAGTTTTACGATATCGTTGTGAAACAGCACAATTGCCTGGTAGAACTTTCGACAATGTAGAACAAAAAACATATGGGCCTATAGAGAAATTTCCAAACCTCACAACATATACAGATATTGATTTAACATTTATTCTCGATGATACCATGCAAACAAAAACTATGTTTGACACATGGCTGAATTTTATTAATCCTTCACGAACAAATAATTTAACTTACAAATCCGATTATGCTGCGGATATACAAATCTACCAATATACTGTAACAAATGAGCGTGCATATGGTGTGAATTTAATTGATGCTTATCCAACATCAATGAACCAATTGGATTTAGACTGGAGTTCGGATGGTTATCATAAACTAACTGTGACTTTTGCTTATACCCGTTGGGAACGAGCGTACTAATATTATTATAAGGAGTTATTATGGCTTTACCAAAAATTGATGTGCCAACATATGAAATTGAATTACCAGTTTCAAAGAAGAAAATTAGATATCGTCCGTTTCTAGTCAAAGAACAAAGAAACTTACTGATGGCCATGGAATCCAATGAATCTGGTTCCGTACATGATGCCATTCGTGATATTCTTTATAATTGTACTTTGACAGAAGGTATTGATATTGAAAAATTACCAATTATTGATATTGAATTTTACTTTATCAACTTGAGAGCCAAATCTGTCGGTGAGGTGATTGAGTCAAAGTATCGTTGTAATAATATGGTTAATGACAAAGAATGTAACAATGTCATGGAACACAAAATCAATCTGTTGGACATTAAAGTTAAAATGGATGAGACAATATCACCTGATATTCAGTTGACTGAAAAACTTTCCATTAGAATGAAGTATCCAGAGTTTGGTATTATTAAAGATTCTGTTAACATTGTAAATGAAACAGAACTTACTTTTAATATGTTGGCTCGCAGTATTGAACACATCTATGATGGTGACCAATTCTATTATGCACATGAAACACCTATAGAAGAAATGGTAGAGTTTGTTGAAAATTTGAATCAGGCACAATTTGAAAAGATTGAAAAGTTTTTTAATAATCTACCAAAGATGAGTGAAAAGATTGAAATGACTTGTAGTAAATGTAGTTTTCATCATTCATTCCAGGTAGAGGGTCTTGAAAGTTTTTTCGTATAACCTTTCGCCATGACGATTTGAGAAATCACTATAAAACGAATTTCTCATTGATGCAACATCATAAGTATAGTTTGACTGAGTTGGATAATATGATGCCATGGGAAAGGGACATATACATTGCAATGTTAGTTCAGTACATAGAGCAAGAAAACCAGAAAATAAGAGAGAGACTAAAGAAATAAAATGTCAGCACCAGCACCAGAAACAAAAGATACCGCCAAAAAGATGACCTTAGGTGGTGTTGGTAAGTCTTTGCTCGGTGGTGCCAAAAAGACTGGTAGTCTGGTAAAAAAATTATTTTCTAAAGAACCCACTTCTGAATTGGTCGTTGATGAAAAACTAACACCGGCCGAATATCTTGGTGAAATCTTTAAAATGATGAAAATTATGGATGAGGATAAAAAACTCAACCATGAAATGGCAAACAATCATTTAGAAGAAGAAGAACGTAAAAAAGATATAAGAAATAGAGAAATAATAGAAGCTTTGACTGGCAAAAAAGTCAAAGGTAAAAAAAATCTCAGAAGAAAACCTAAAACAACAAAGAAAAAAACAACAAAGGAAGTTCCAACTTTTGGTTCCGCTAGTTCTTCTAGTTCCGCTGGTACCGTTGGTAAAGTTATTACTGCTGTTAAAGTGGCAGCAGTTGTTACTATTGGTCTTGCTGGTGTGTCAGCAGCTCAGGCAGTCAGTAGAAAAATGGAAGTAAATGTTAATACCAAAGAAGACGCACTGAAAAATGCACATCGCCGAGTGACGGGAGATACTAATGACTCAACAGCACTTGGAGTTTATGGAATATCTTCTTGGAGGGGTGCCGGGGGCAAAGGAAAATCCACGTTAGACTCATTTATAGATGATTATAATAGAGATCATCCAAATAATAAAATTACTGAAGATCCGGGTGAAAAAGCTGACAATCCAAAATTTTTAGCACAATGGAATAATATTCCAGCTAAAGATTTACTTGAGGCGCAAGATAAATGGTATGAGAACCGTGTTTATAAACCCACAGCAACAGCACTGGAGGACTCCGGAGTTAGTAAGGATATATTTTCATCTGACAAAGTTCTTGCCTATATGTCCGACAGAACTAACCAACAAGGACTTGGTAATATCACAAAAGCAATAAAAGCTGCTGGTGCTACGAATTCAAAAACACCAGATGAATTCATAGACGCAATGACCAAGTATGATTTATCAAGAATTGGAAGTAAATTTAGAACTAACATAAAAGAAAATGGTCCAGGTCGAGTACGTGCTCTGGAAAACCGTGTGAAGAATCGAGCAGATCAATCAAAACTCATAGGTGAAAAAATAAAACCAGCTGTACTGAATGAACCAGAGCTAGTTAAAGAAAAATCAGTTAAATCGAATAAACCAGGACCAGTTTCGGGAAGCAATAATATTTTTACACCACTCAATGTGAATAGTGATTTATCTTTTGATAAATTGACTGATGCACAGAAAGATGCTGTGGAGTTAATGTTCAGGCAAAACGGCGGTAGATTTCCAATGTATAATGATGATTCTGGTAAAATGTGGAACCAGCAAATGGTTAAAATTAAAAAAGAGAAACTAACCAAACGATTCGTTGAATTGATTAATGGAGCCGGATCTAAATCAGCCAAAACAAAAGAATCTTTAATCGAAAGTGAACAGGAGGTCCAACCAGAGCCTCCGGCAGTTGTGAAAAAACCTAATGTATTTAACCCTACTATAGGATTACCACCAGAATTTGAGATGTTTTCAAAACCGGTTGAAAAACTCTCCGCAGATCAGCAAGCACATTTAGATAGACTGATGCCGTCTATAGAAAAAGCACAAGCTGATCTAGCGGAAGCCGATAGAAAATATGAAGAGTCAGAATACACCGAAGAATTATTTTCTAAAATGTCAAGGTTCCGCTTGCAGGCTGCGGAAGAAGAAAAGGCAGAATTGGCACGCCGAGAAGGATTTGAACAGGCCAGAGCAGAGTCTGCGGCCAGCTGGGCAACGCAAAAAGCACAAAGTGATGCAAATTGGAATGATTATAATAAAATAAAAGAACAGCAATTGGTTTATGAAGAGGAATATTTGCTGAACTGGCAAGCTTGGATGGATAGACCACTCAATCCGGCAGTTAATCCAAATGCAAATCGAAATAATACCATCCCAGAAGGTAAACGATGAAAAATAAAAACGAATTAAACTATCAACAAGCCAGAATAGTAAGAAAACAATCACTTAAAGATGTTATTGCTGATGAATTGATTCGTGGTAAAGGCCTTGGTTCTGCCATTACAGGTGCCATTGGTCTTAAGACTCAAGCACTGGTAAAGGGTATCAAAGCAAAATTTGATCCACTTAATCTTGTTAAATTCTTGACATTTGGTTCTCGTTTAGGTCCTGCATTATATGGTAAGTTGTTTGGTCGTTCACAAAAGGATGTTGAGTATTTCACTGGCCGTGCAAAACCAATTGGTAGAGGTCGTCAAAAATTGGTTAAAGATGGTGTAGATGGGGATGAAAACACTGGTGGAATGAAAACCATATTGAAACAAATTCTTACATTCCTACAGAAAAGTCATGAAAGTGATATGACGCTGAGAGAGAAAGAAAACAATCTCAGAGAAAGCAATAAACTAGATGATGATGTAAGACACAAAGAATTGTTAAAAGCTTTAGGTGTGAAAACTGAACCTACAGCCACACTTGTTGAAAGTGAAAAACCAAAAGAAGATAATGGTGTTTTAAATGGTTTAATGGCCACCATTGGAAAAATGATTGCTGGTATAGAATCAAAAATAAATGCCGCTCTGGAGTCTATCAAAAATATAGCTAAAATGTTAGGTACTTTAAACAATATTAGTAAACTCATTCGAACTGTTGGTTTGCTTCGGGGATTGTTATTTACACCAGTATTGATGTTTCTTGCCGGTATGGCATTGTGGGAGTTTGACAAATGGGTAACTAGAAAAGTAGATGAAGCTATGGATGACGCAGAAAAAGAAGCAATTGCTCTTGGTGATGTTAAATCATTAAGACAACATCTAGAAAATAGAAATAAAAAAAATCTAGATAAAGCTGCTCGAACTGGTGATTCGCTTGATGCTGGTGTATATACCGATTCATTGACTGTAGGTAATATAATGGTAAATCCAGCAGAAACAAGAAAAAAATTAAAAGAATCATTTGAAATGGCCAGTAAGATAGAACCGGATCAATTAAAAAGACAAAATGCTATCAAGGCCTTGGATGAAATTCAAGCGGATACTGAAGGTAGAAAATTGGAGTATTTGAAAAAAAATAATATTGAATCAGCAACACCACAGCAATTAAAGGATGCTCAAGATTATGCTGATGAGAAAATTGATATAAAAGGACTTCCTACTTGGGTAAAACCCGCAATACCGGAAAGGCCTAAACCTCAGACTAAAGAAGGCCAAGAAACTCTAACAACTATACAACAAATTCCGACTAATTTTTGGAAATGGGCACAACAACCAGACCCAGCAGCAAATTCGCCAGATGAAAAAATGTATAACAAAATGTTTGAGGTGATACAAGAAAATCCACTTGGTCCTTGGAATTTTAATGAAAAAATACCTGGTTATAATCAATGGAATAAAACAATACCTAATACTGATAAACCAACTAGTTTCAATAATTTGATGCAGGAAAATTTAGATTTGACAGGTCAACTTGCAGTCAATCGTAGTAAGGTTATATCTACATCACCAGCAATTGCTAGTGCTTCAACCAGTCCTCAAACTCAAAGTAGACCAATTCCAATGCCATCAGTCAGAATGGCCGAAAATTCTTATAAGAACGCAGTATACAGTTCTTTCGGTTAACCAATAAAAAACCCCGCCATAAGCGGGGTCTAAACAAAGTTCTGAGAAAGGAGCTTTTGTTTAATCTTGTGCCAACTTGGCAAAGTATGCCATATCATCATCATCGGGAATTGCCATATCAGGTTCAGCTGCAGGTTTTTTAGGTGCAGCCTTCATCTGTTCAACGGTTGTCTTAACCACTGGAGTTGAACCATTCAACCCCAGGACCTTTTCCAGACGGTCTTTCAACGCATCATAGGTCTTGAATTCTTTATCAGCAACCAAGTCTGACAAAGCGTATTGAGATTTCCAAACCTTTTCAAGTTCATCATCATCATTCAGCAAAGCTGATGCAGATTCAAATTCAGACTTGTCATAGTTTTGGTAACCCTCAACTTTACGAATCTTCAACTTGAAGTTAGCACCTTTCCACAAATCAAATGGATTGATTGGTGATTCATCCTCAAACTGAGGATTCATTGCTTCGGTAATCTTATCAAAGATTTTCTTACCGAATTTGAACAACATTACTTTGCCTTCATTCTCAGGATGTTTTGGATCACTGACAATATACACATTTGCAATGTAATTCAGTTTACGCTTTTGTTTGCGTACAATTTCTTTGTTAGCTTCAATGCCTGAATTCCACAGAGTAGAATTGTGTTCGCACACAGGACATTGCTGATTCTTAGTTGTCAAACAGTTGTCAATAAGCCAACCACCTGGTCCTTGAAAACCATGACCAAAGATTTTAACCCAAGGCAAACCATCTTCACCATCGGCTGGTGATGCTGGTAAGAATCGGATTGTTGCCATACCATTCCCTGCTTTGTCAACTTCGGGACGCCAGAATCTCTCTTTGTCAGAGGAACCTTCTGATGAAGCGTTAAGAGCTTCTACGGCTGTTTTGAGTTTGTCCAGATTGCCTGAACTCTTTTTCATTTTTGAAAAATCTACCATTGTATTACCTTTCTAGTATTAACGGAGTATGAACGGATTATCCACTGTATTCATTATATAACAATATTTAGGCGATGTCAAAGCCAAACTTTCAACATTGCCAGAGTGGCCGGCACATTATTATGCCATATTGCAAGGCCACCTGCTCTGCGCCAACCATCAATAACACTTACAGTATCATCAATAATTATTGCATGGGATTCAGCAAACTGTGGTTTCAGTTGTTTACCTGGAACAAAGTTTTGCTTGAATGTAACATTATGTTTCTGAAGCCATTCTTGTTTCTGTTCCATGATGGCTTCATGTCGTTTTGGTGATGCGGTAGAGGAAAGAATCTCTGTCGGAACACCATATTCTTCATACATTTGTTCCAATGTACGGATGAGTGTAATGGCTCCTGGCATCATATCCAATGTAGCAAAACTTCTTGCCTCAATAAAGGTATCAAAGTTTTTATGAAATGCTTTTGATTTGTCATCACGCTCTGGTGTTGCACCAAACATTTCTTCGTATCTCTTATGGAAGTCACAGATTACGCCATCTAAATCCAGGTAAATTTTTGTAATTTTCACTGACATAATTCTTTGATACTTTCTTTAAGAATGGTTTTGAACTTTTCTTTATCATACTGGAGAAATGGTTCGTACCTCAAACACTTTCTCTGATATGTAGGCCATATAATATCATCTGATATCTTCTTGGACCACATTGGAAAGAAATTCATTATACTATTCAGTATCACCAATGTTTCAATTGAAATGCTGTTCTGCATTGCACCTTGCAACAATGCCGGATAACCACCAGATGGTACTGTTACCAATTCATCGGGGTTATCTGCTTGTTCTAAGATACGGATTATATCTTGTTCAAACTCATATGTCAAGCGTTGGTTTCTTTTTTGCCATAACTTGTAATTTTCTTCACCCTCGGCATTGGCAATATCACCAACCCAATTTACATCCTTAACAAGGAAATTGGAGACATAGAAATCCCTCAACTCTTGTAGGCTGTATTTTCTGGAAAGGCGATAGAATGTATACTTGTCTTTTCGGTTGGCAAAGGCATCCTTAGAGACATTGGTTTTACCGCCATACTTAAAATAATCATAACTATCAGAAGTGAAATGTAATTTGATTGCATTGAATAAAGCAAAGGCAGAGAAGCCTGACCCTTCCTCAAAAGTGAAACTCATATGGAAATAATTTGTTTATTTAATATTAAATTCTCCGGCCAATTTTCGACCAGATGAAATTGTGGACAACGATTATAACCATCATCTGTATGATTACCTTTCATTTGTAACCACAATATAGCTTTGTTGTTTGGTGTAACACATTTAAGAATAGTTCCACTTGGCATAGTGATCCACACACATTCTTCGTCAATATATTTAATCAACTCCGGTATACTTAATATCTGAGCACACTTTTCAATTTTATTAATCCAAACCAAAAATTTAGGTTTATCTTCCTTTTCCAATCTCTGTAATAAGAGAGTTGAAATGATATTTTTATTTGAATTGAACCAATCCTCAACTGATTGCCAGCCATCAATATTTTTACTACTCAACCTATCATGGTCATATTCATATTCGGATAATATTTTGTCTTTTGACCAAGTATTGAATTCAAGAATATCATTCGTTCCAAACCAAAGAGTTAATTTGGAAGTAATGTCATTTGGAATGGTTAAATCGGAAGATAATTTTTTCAGTGTAGTTAGATGCACCTGTGTATTCTTACCTGAAGCATTCTTAACAGACAGGCAAATTCTTTTACCTTCTTTTACACCAATGATATCATTTTTGGTTTTTGTTGAACCATCAGAATCAATCTTATCAAATCCAAAATATTCAATTAAGTGTTCATGGAGAATTTTGTTTTTTTCCATGTCACGACCTTCATAATATTCTTTGCTTGGCATACTACACTTTCAAATTGGTTTAATAAAAATAATTTTCTTATTCTCACCGGTTGGTTTAACAAAAAGTTCTTTCAATTCATCTTTATTATTCCATTTCATGGAAGAAGATTTGTGCTTTGGTAGTCCCGCAGTCTCACCTATTTTACTCCAGTTATCCGCCAAATAAACTGCACCATTTTTACCAGCACCAACAAAGGTAATAATGTGTGTTAGGTTATCACCATATTTTCTTTTCCAAGCTTCACCAGCTTTCAACCTTAGTTGTTTGAGTGTTTGTGTTCCAGCATTCCTAATAGATTTACTAAAACAAAATCTCCAATTGTTGGCGATGGTATTGAATCTATCTTTATATTCATTCTTAGATAGACCGAGAAAATTCAATATATCTTTTGGTGGTGGATATACAGATGAACCAATACCAATCATACCAATACATTCCGGTAAAAGAGTGGAACCATCATCATAATAAATGAGCCAATCAATCCTACGACCAACAGATGCATTTGTTGGCACATAAGAATGATTATTTTCAATAATGTTTTTTACCAACAACTTTTGCTCAGGTGTTGATACTTCAACCAGTTCAATCATAATGGCAATTTAGAACTTTTCTTCATTAAGTTTAAATCTTCGGCTTCTTCTCTAATCTTGGCTTTTAGTGCCGGTGATATCAAAGAGGATGCCACATCAATTTCCATTCCTGTGGTTTCACAGTGATGCACAATGGCATCCATATGTGTAGTACCAAGTGCGTATGATAGTTTTCCTATCATTTCACTAAATTCACTTATCTCATTTTTTGTAGGCATCTCAAACTCTCGTATAGAACAAATGGTTCCCAATCTTAGCAACATACTTCAATTTCCAACCTGGATTTACCGAGGTGTTATGATAGTACATTGACTGTGTTTTGTAGATTGTATCATGTAATTTTGCTTCTGTCAAGGCCTTTCTGGCGATTATCAGGCATTCTTCCCATGCATACTTGTTCCTGACTTCACTGACTTTTTCACCAACCCAACTGAATTGGTATGTACTGCCTGTTTTTTGGTAGACCACTTCACAGACAGTTGAGGGGAATTTGGAACTATTTACACGGTTCATTGTGACCTGTGCTACTGCTAGTTTACCTTCAAAGGATTCACTTGCGGCTTCATAGTAGAGATTTTTGGCCATGCAAAGTACTTGCTTGCCTAGGTCTTGTGCGACCAATTTTTCATAAGAAAATGTTTGTTCTTGTGCCGATAATGGCAGAATCATTGTGATGGAAATAACAATAGATGATAGAAATTTCATCTGTACTCCTTGTGTGTGATAAAGGGGGAGAACCCCCTAACCCTCAGGTAGTTTTTCTGGTGACCTTGATTTCAGGTGATACAACAGGTGTGTTAGACACAAATCCATTCAAGGTCGTTGCCTTGCTGATGATGTCTTGTTCTGAGGGGATTGTTGGCAGTGCCGGATGTTCAGGTGGTGTTTCACCCTTAGACCTTGCCGATTCGCATTGCATGTGCCAGCCTTGTTGTAGACGGTCACGCTCAGCGTTATAAGAATCATATAACATGTCTCTGGCCATTTTTAATAGTTCAAGACGGATTTCAAAAGGTGTCATGTTTGACATAGTTTTCTCCTGTGATGTGTAAGTGTAGTGGTGGTTTTTTGAATGGGTTCCACCGAACCCATATACTTATTTATCCAATTAGAAACTACGTGTATACTGTAAACGTACTGCGTCTTTTTCTTCATCACCCCAAGTGCGGCTCCAACGAACTGCAACTGCGTCTTGTTTGGTAAGTGCATAACCTACTGCAACGTGAGCACGCTGTGTTGCGTAGTTGTTAGATGTATCAAGAGCATCACGGTAGCGAAAGCCAACATCACTAGTGAACCCAGCGCCAAGAGGAACTTTGACACCTGCATCAATTGCATAGTGACTGAAGTGAGTAGAGCTAGATACTCTTTCACCTAAGCGGCCACCAAGGTAGAACATATCAAATGAACGTCTAACACGAACTTCCATCCCTTGTGAAATAGAACCACTACCAAGTGCTGTTTGGCTGTTTTCTAGTTTAAGGCTGTAATCCATAGCGCCTTCTTTGATACCGACAACCAAACCTTCTTTAATGTTATCTACATTTGTTGCACGATTAGTTTCATTAGAATATTCCAATGATGTATAACCGCCGGCCTGTGCCAAACTGAATGCTGCTGCGAGAACTGTTACTAATACTACTTTTTTCAATTATAACTCCTAGTTGTTGAACAAAATAGTGGGTTTCTTTTAGAGTAAACCCACCAAAACTCTATTAACGATTGGCAATGTACATAGTGATTTCAAAACCAAAACGCATATCGCTTGCTGCAGGTGTAGACCATTTCATATTAGTTCTCCTAAAAATGTCACAACGAAATGTTGCAACTGGATTATATATGGAGAAATATACAAATGTCAAGCAGAGAAAATCATGAATCTGTGGTTGGTTATTCTGTTACGAGGAAACCAACCGAAACCCTAAGCAGTGTTTAGGCTGCTAATGCGTACTCATAAGAGCTGTCGTTTGCATTTACGTTTGTTTTAGTTTTTACACCTACTCTGGTGAGTTGTCCACTTCTGTACTATTTGCCCTGTCGAAACTATGCAGGCCCATCAAATGGTATTTAAGGAAATAAATCTACACCCTAATTCTTCAATAAAATTTTTAGCCTCAAGTTTAGTCTTAAAAATTTTAAAAAAAGATAACGGAGATCCATCAAAATTAAAATTTACTTTATACATTATTTAATCCTTAAAAAACATTTGGTGGACCTGGGGGGATTCGCACCCCCGTCCAGAACACATTTCTAGTTGCTTCATACAACCATAACTTCACATTATACATTAAATTATTTAGTCTGTCAAGTGTTCTTGCGGTAGAATTCAATTGCCTGTACCAAACCATCAATATGGTCTTCCGTTTTTTCAATAAACAAGCCAGGTGGTTCATTATCAATCGCCATAATAGTCACCAGCTGATTGATAGGTTCACCAACTAATTCTTCATACATCAACGAATATGCTGTTTCTTGCCAAAAATAATCTAAAATGTCATCACGTTGCTTGATTCTCTTTGAGGTCTTAAAGTCAATCACCGACAGTACACCATCAAATTCACCAATACAATCAACACGACCAGCAAGACCTAATTGTTCAGACCATAATGCCTGTTCTTGGTAATGTATGTTGTCAATTCTGTCCAATAATGGCACCAAAGCGATAAACATCTCTCTGGCATCTGGCATAATGTCACCTAACTTATCATTATTTAGGTATCTTTCACACAAAGTATGAACATTAGTACCACGGGAACTGGCCTGCCTGGAGATTTTGTTGGCTGCTTCTTCACCCACACGCTTACGCCAAGCCATAATAGATGCCTTCTTCTGAAGGCCAATGACTGTGGTTACAGATGGGAGTTTATTACCTGCTGGTGTGACATAGTATCGTTTGCCATCAGGAAACGTTTGTGATTTTAGGTCTGGTAAGACTTTTGGTGGACAATATGTAAACATAATATACTCATTGTTAAAATTTTATTTATTTGAAGAAAGGACCAACCATCCAAGTGACAACCGAATATCTTTGACCTTCTTCTACATCTTCTACGCCATGTAGAATGAAAGATGGGAACACAATAACAGTGCCTTTTTTCTGTGGTGGATAATATTTCTCATGGCCATTCATCAAAAAGAATTTACCGCCTTTGTAATCATCATTCAAAAATGCCAACACGGTAAGTTTTCTTGTCTCGTCAGAATGTTGTAAGAATGTATCAACGTGAGCAACATATCTACCACCAGCAGGATAGATTAAAAATTCTGCCTGATTGGCATGAGTTATATTAAATTTCCATGAAGATTGATTGGCGGCTAAACCTGCAGCAGCCAAACGACCACCAATGTCTTTGTATGTTGGTAACATTACACGTTCAACATTACGAATTTCTTTATTAACTGTACCTGTACCAGAACCAATCACTGGTTGTTCTTTTGGTACCACATCCTTGGTGTATAACTTAATCAACATATCGCAAGCATCAGGTGTAAGTATATCACTAAACACCCATTCACGCAACTCCTGTGGTCCAGGTAAATTCAAACCAGGTCTTTTGTCAAACTTCCATTCTGCATGAGGTCCATTGGCATCAACATAATGTAGAAACACCTGTGCTTGCCATTGTCCTTCTTTATATTTTTTGCGCCAATGATGTACCTCACAACCACGATACAGTACTGCATCACCGGCTTTCATTTTGATTTTATTCTTTATGGTCTTATCTTCATTACCCATAAAGATTGGCCATACCTCACCTTCAAAACCAAGTGTAAGAGTGGCAGATATTTCACATGATGGTCTATCGGTGTGGTGTTTTAGTTCATCGCCTGGAGCATACAACCGAGCATATGAATATGTTGGGTGTAGTTTTTTACCTGATGCTGCTTCAAAGTGTGGTAACAAATCAACAAGTAATTTATCAAAAGCCATGGAACCATGCACGGCTTCTGATAATGGACACTGAGGGTCTTTTGTTGTTTGTTGTTCTTTGACTAAGGCCTTTAAGGCTTCTGTCAATTCATGGCAAGATTCAGTTGCAAGAAAGTCCTGCAAATGTACATATCTATTCTTTTCAAATAATTCCACTGTATTCATAATAACCTTTTAATAATTAAGTTTGTTCTGGTACTGGTATTGGTTTAATTGTTTGGTCTACTGGATCATACCAGAATTGGTCTTGTACAATATCATCACTACAGTCTACCCAGAAAAGTGGCGGCGCATGTTCAATTTCAACATCGTTTGTCCATGCAACTCTGTAACCAGTTTCTCTTGGTTCAATTGGTGAAATAAGTGCTTTTTTCATTTTAATAAAACTCCTCTACGATAATATACCCAGATCCGCCCGCACCACCGGGAACGCCGCCAGCAGGATTGGTACTACTACCACCACCACCGCCACCATTTATCCCTCCTTGGGCAGCACCCGCTGCATTTCCAGGACTAGCATGTGGAATGGGGCTTCCGCCAATCATGCCAATTATATTGGTTGACCAGCCATTAGAACCACCTATACCTGCCGATTGGGTTAACACCTCACCCCCCGCAGCACCAGCAAGCCCATTAAAATTTAATTGCCCTCCTGTGCCCGTCCCTCCTGACGCTCCTCCCCCGCTATATGTGGGGCCGTGACCTCTATTTGCCGCTGTACCCCCTGCCGTTGCGCTTATTAACGGACCAAATGTACTAGGAGATGCTGACCCAGCCACACCAACAGTTATTGCTATTGGACCAGGAATAGCTGGTGCAGAAAATGTTCCTATAGCTGTACCACCTGAACCTCCACCACCAGCATTTGCGCCGCCAATGCCGCCACTGGTAGATCCACCATTACCACCTGCACCAAATATTGTTACACGTATACCTCTTATTGATGATGGTTTTGTCCAGGTTGCCGGTGATGTATATGTATATGCAATTACCGAGGTGATAGATGTGGGTGGGCTGGAACTAGCTGTATTTTGTGAAGTACCATCACCAAATTGAATACCGTTCTCCATAAGTTTTACATTTGCCATTTATTATTCTCCTATAAGGACCACTATATTTATCCTGTCGTGTCTATTGGATTAGGCTTAATTGACTGGTCCACTGGGTCATACCAAAACTGGTCTGCCACTACATCAGCGGCGCAATCAAACCAAAACATTTCATCGCTGACAGGAAATATTATTCCATCATCAACTACTTGCGCTACTCTGTAGCCTGTATATCTTGGTTCAATGGTTGAAATTAACGCTTTCATTAATAAAACTCCTCAATAATTACCACGCCTTGGCCGCCAGTAGTGCCGGAAACAACTGGCACGTTAGTACTTGTGCCGCCAAAACCGCCGCCACCGTATAACATTGCGTTTCCATTATTTGATAAAACAGAATTCCCACCCACACTAGGAGCTGGGGAACTCTCATTTATACCACTGCTGCCTGATATATTTATTTGACCGCCTGACCCAGCACCGCCACCGCCAACCGAACCTATTTTAGCGCCGGGGCTAGAACTTACTGAGGCTGAACCAGCACCGCCCGCTGCACCTGTAATAACCGTTACAGGCGCAACTCCAAAAGATGAAGCTGCGCTACCGCCGCCAACTGTATAGGGTTGTGGGCCGGGTAAACTTGCCGCTGGATAATACCGTTGGGAATAACCGCCACCACCACCAACACCACCAGTTGCTGGGCCCATCGAACCAACTGGGGCTTGACCACTACCTCCATTTCCACCACCACCAACAACAGTGACTTTAATTGACTTTACTGTTGCGGGTTTTGTCCAAGTACCTGATGTCGTTGCAACGATCATTGTGTTAACACTTGTACTTGTTGATGCTGTATTTTGCGAAGTACCATCACCAAATTGAATACCAGTTACACTAGTTATTGTTGACATATTATTCTCCTATAAGTAACACTATATTTATCCATCAAATTCCTAACTTATCACAGGCTACAATAAACGATTTTACCAAAGAAGAACGAACAATATCGTCTGGTGTAAATGTAATCTCACTAAATTCATCCATATGTCTTGCCACATTTAGAAATTCTTTCAGGCCGGATACATCGTGCTTTGACTTAATCAGGTCATTTTGTTTCAGGTCACCAATAAAGATAATCTTTGAACGATGGCCAACACGGGAAATTACAGAACTTAATTCATGGAAGGTCATTGATTGTGACTCATCTACCAAAATAATAGCATCATCAATAGAAATACCACGTATGGCAGTAGTAGAAATAAATCTGGCATAGCTTTGTTCCTTTAGTCTATCCCATGCATCGGATCTACCAAAAAGAGTTTCAGAGATTTCCTTGTAAGGTGTCTCATATATCTCCATCTTTTCATCCAACGAACCAGGAACGAAACCTTGGTCTCTTACCTGTACTGCTGAACGAACTACTACAATTTGTTTGAATGGGTTGGACCTATCTAGGACTTCTTCTAGGCTGCGGTACATTGCTAAGAATGTTTTACCTACACCTGGAGAACCGAATAGACCAATAAAGTAATCACCACGTTTATATGCGTCAAAGAACTTTTGTTGATTTTCCGTTAGAGCATCAAAAGTTTTTAAATGATCCAGTTTTATCTTTAATGAATTAGAAACTGATGGTTGGCGATATTCTTCGTTTTCGTTTGCTTCAACTCTTTGGCGAGCTGTCATTTTTTTGGTTACCATCAAGACCCCTGTTATTATTATAATTGCAACAACGCTGCATATCTTTTATTGTTTTGTTGCTTCGGTTTGTTCTTACGAACTTTTTTGGGGATAGGTATCACGGTGGTTTTTTTGTCATGGTCACCTTTCTTAGGAAGAAACAGAGCGGGAATTTGTGGCATTACCATTCCCTATTCATTTTGGTTTTATGACCACCTTTAATAGTATTTCCTGGTATAGTTTCTTTCATACGATTGATGACATACTTTTCAAACGTAGAGTCGGCCTTACCAGTTCCTGGTGTGTCCATACGCATTCCATCACCTAGGCCTGGTATGCCATTAGGTGCAAAGTGTCTTTGAAGGTGTGGATTCTTCTCTTTGAACTCATCATACTCAGCAAGACGCATCGTATGTTCTTCAATCTCATTTGTATCTAAATTCAGAAATGTATAAATCATGTAGGTTGAAACCAGTTTGGAACTGGACGTGAGTTGATTTTTCCTTGCCATGAAGCAAGGTGCTGTTTATTATTTATATAGTAATTGTGATATGATGCCATAGAATCACCGGCAATCTTTACCTCATCTGGCATGGCAGGTGTGGGACCTGTAAAATTACCTTTAGGTATGTTATTAGGAATTCTTGCAAGGTCAGGCACCAGTCTAGCACAAGCATGAGTTTTGCCATAACGATATGTAAACTCTTTGAGAAGCTCGCACCACAAAGTGTACAACCATACATAGTTTTTATCTGATTGACGAGACCAGATTGCAGATGGATGATTCTGCATAGTAGGCTTCATAAGACGAGTTTCACGACCATCAGGCAATCGCCATGCTTTGATTGACCTGTTGTTTGCTGTTAGTCTACGGTATTCTTCGCCGTCAAGTACACGGTGAGATGTACACAGCAGCTGAGCATACTCAATAACCATTTTGCAAACATGTTTATCAACGTGCATTTCTGCACACACTTTTGGATCATTGTCAAGGTAAAAAATGTTCATATGTTTAAATACCGAATAAAACCCACAGTGTCAATGCAGGTAAGGAGCATATAATTAGCGACCATGCCAAAACTTCTACGAGTATAAGCAGCCCAGCAGTATATAGCGCAACCGCTGATCCAGGTTGGATAGAGAATATGAAAAGGAATATTTGGTACAGATATGGCAAAAATGATAGCACAACAAATAGAAGCAGCCCAAGCAAAAACTTCCAAGATAAAACGAATCTTGTTACTCTTCCAGTCATCTTTTATCCATTCAAAAATACCATAAACAATATTATTCATCATGCGGCACTACATCCAATCTACCATCAATAGTATAACCACAACCACGCAAGAACATAGAAAATTCTTCTAGAATATCATCTAGTGATTCACCTTCGAATTCCATATTAATTTTTGTTCCTGGTCGTCTATCGGTCAATGACAAGTAATTGTAGTGTTGACCTGTCAATTCAAATTTCATTTTTATCCACCAAATTTAGGAATTTCCAAATCACCATTCTTTTTGGTTTTATGCACAGGTGTTTCTGCTTTAGGGAAACGCTTTGCAATATCATCAGCTGATACTGTTTGCAATACGAATTGTTTGAACTCATCATATTCATTTGTAACACGGAATGAAGTTTTAGCATTCATACCTGAGGAATGTAACATTGACAATTCACAACCACCAGTTATCAATGGTGCAACTTCAACAACATGGTCCAAGTTAATGATAACCGGACAACTTTTTTCAACTGAGTTAACTTCAATAAACAATGCCATATATTTCCCCTTATTTTCTATCACAATCAGCCACACGAATTAAATAAACTGTTGTCTCTGCGTGTGGACGTACAAAGAAACATTCACCTTTAATTGACCATACAAGGTGGTTTTGAATACCATCTTTAAAGTCTTTCAATACATCTGGTGTTGGTGTGGGTTTGAATAAAAATGCCAATGTAATAACCACAATAGGTACCACTATCAACAGATAACCAATCATCTTTATAGGATTTTCTTTTAACCAAAGTAACCAATTATTCATATCATTCCTAGTTTAGATAACAGATTATACACACCAATGGCACTTATGGCAACAGCTACCAAGTATATTGACAACTTGGTGGATTCCTCACCATAGTATTCTTTTTCCAGTCTAATCATATCTCGTTGAGCACAAAGCATCTGTGAGGATTCATTCTCACCACCCATCATGCGGATGGTTTTTTCGGATTCATACAACCTGCGTTTGGCTGTAATGTAATGTATATATGAAATCATATCAAGCATCCGGATGATCAGTCTGTGGATAATGTTTGAATTGTTTGGTGCGTTCATCAATCTCATTAACATGTTCTTTCAATTCTTCCAACATTTGTTCAAGTCTTGTAAGAACTATTTCAATTTCATCTTTTTGTCTCATAATTAATCCCACAATCCTTGGTAATATTTTCCGAACAAACGGAAGCCATTTTGAATTCGTGTTTCAACAACCTTCATTCCTTCATAGTCACACTTATATGTGTGATTTGGTCCATCAACCATTTCGTACATT